CAGAGATGTTGGAGATGATGTCGGGGTCAACGAGGATGACGGCAACTCCACGGTTGTCGTACTCTGCTCCGTCGAGGTCGTCGAGTCCGGCAGGGTCGTAGTCGATGTCGTCGTGGTCGGGTCGGGCTGTGTCGTCGTAGTGCTGGACGATGTCTGCAAAGGCTGCGTTGTCTCGGGCAAACTCGATGGCACGGTCGTAGGCGGCTCGTTGCTCGTCGTCGTCGTATCCAGCCATGTGGTTACTGTACTACTCGGCTCTGGTTCTACGGTTGTGGTTGATATCTCTACAGTCGTGGATTCAACTATGGTGGTAGTCGATGAAGTTGTTGTCTCTGGTTCTGTTGACGTTGTTGTTGTCGGCTCTGGCAGCGTTGTGGTTGTTGTGCTTGTCGTTGTTGTGGCTTCTTGGGTTGTGGGCACAACTGGCGAAACGGATGTCTCTAGGTCATACTGAACACCCGACCACCAAGCGTTCGGGTTACCGCAACACACACCAGCCCTAAGCCGATACCAGCCTGGTTGCAGTTCAATCTGGATGTTCGACTGCAAGCCGTACCAGTCATCATTCTGGGCGAGAAGTTGACCATCAGAGTTGTAGAGCCACAGCATCGGGTCAGACCCGTAACCGGCAGCAGCATAGGTACGGGCAGAGAAAACTGTGGTGGTATCAATCTGATACCAGTAGTCGGTCGCTTGGGTGACCCGAATGTTTTGTGCCTTTGCGGTAGCCCCCAACGCTATGAGGGCGAACCCGCAGATGACTATTGCGGCTTTACTCAGCCGAAGGAATGTCCGGCTTCTTGCCGAAGGCAATCGCCACTTCCTCCTTGGAGAGAACTCCATCCTCAGCCCAGAACCGGAGCAACTGTTCGGTCACCTTGGCGGCGGCCATGAACCCGGCGAGGGCGGCAGCCTTCCACAGTTCGACACCGATGACAGCGCCACCGGCAAGTGCGCCGAGGGCGGTGCTTCCGAAGACGGCGAATACTCGCCCGATGACAGTTTGAATCTTAACCATGGTTACTCCTAGTAGTCGTGTTTGATGATGTAGGTGACGACAGCGTATGGCTGAAGGTTGCTGTGCGCTTCAGAAGCATTTGCGGCAGCAACGTTTTCGGTATTTCCACTCACAAGGTGGGTGTGGCCCACTGAGTTTGCGTTAGTTGTCCCCGATGTCTGGTTGCTTGCCTGCGCAATAATGCCTGAACCCGCACTTGGTGCCACAGTTGTCAACGTGCCAGAAGGCGTTTCCGTAAAAGTTATGCTGTGCGTATGGCCAACGCTTTCGCCTTGACTGGTAATAGAAACGCCGTGAAGGTGCGCAGGAAGACCAGACTGGGCGGCGGTCAACGTAACAGTCTTAGCGCCACCAGTCTCAAAAATCGCATCAAACTCCGTTTGTGCACCGTCCAAACCAACAAGGGTTCTGCCCTTAAAGTTCGGGGTGGTGGTGCCAACCAAAGCACGAAGTTCCGTATACGAGGCGCTAATCGAACCGCCATCACACAGCAACCAGCCAGTCGGGGCAGAAGTTCCACCATACGGTGCAATGGTTCCGACCGGGCAAATCAATTTCAATGTCGCCAGAGCAATGTCATCAGCCACGACCGTGCGGTCAGCAATCTTCGCTGAAGTGACAGCAGAGTCAGCGATACCAGCCGTAGCAACTTGACCCCACTTGATGCCGTTCGTCTGAGCCGAATCAACCTGCAGCACATGAGCGTTCGTTGCCCCAACAGCCAAACGGTTAATACTTGAACCGTCAGTGCTGATGAGGTCACCCTTAGTGGTCATCACCGAAGCGATCTGGTTCGCTTCATCAGCCTCAGTAGCGGTAAACACCGGGTAGATCGCCGCAGCAGCATCGTGGGCTGCACCAACCGTGTCATCCACGCCACGCACCACAGTCAAAACCAGCGTAGAAATGTTCGTAACCCGAACCTTTTCCTCTTTTGAGGTGCCGGGGTCGATCACAGCGAAGAACGGGTACGATGTCGGCCAGCCCGTGACAGACGCAACGCTGACGTTTGTAGCGGATGCATTGATGCCAGCGCTCAGCGTCGTAGAGGCAGGTGCGCCCTTGTATGCTCTGCGAACGGGAAGTGCCATTTGTGCTCCTAGTTTTCTACGCTTCTCATAATAACAACAGCCGTCCCTTCCCAATCCCACTTGGAGCCGTAGGCATCAACTGGTATCCAGCGGAGGTCCTCAACAATAACCGAATGGATGCTGCTGCCGATCTGTAGAACAACGATTCTGGGGTTGTAAAGCAGTTCGTCCAAAGCATCGGTTTCTTCCTGGATGTCCAGGTAAACCTCTTTACCGTTTTTCAGTTTGATCTTATTGTGGAGAAGGACAGGCACGGAGAAGGTTTGGGAACGGAACGGGGCAGCGTAGGCTCGGGCCATCCAACGGGTAACAATCGGGCCTTCGGTGACGGTTGTGCCCCGTGTCAGTTCCAGTTTGAACTTGGCTTCGATGGCCCGTTCATCGGAACCTGCGAAGGTGTTTTCGACAAACCCTGCGGTAGACATCGTGCCAAGGTTCTCGTAGTTTGCTTCGTCGTTGGCAAGGTATGCGGTGACGGAACCTTTGAGTGGTTCGGTACGGACATCGACTCGGGCGACGAACTTGCGGTCAGGGATACCCCAACGGTAGGTGCCGAGTTCCAATGTGCCGGATGCGACAAGACTGGATGTGTCTTCAGCGATAACTCCGATGCCGGAAATTGTGAAGACTGGTTTGTTTTCGAAGATGACGACGTTTGTGACATTGGCGTTCGAGTCGTACATGAGGTCTGTGGCGTAAGCCGGAGTATTCGTTCCAGTGAAAGTTGAAAGGTCCAGCCGACCAAGACCGCCAGAAGTACCATCATAATTTGTCCATGTAAAGTAAGAAAACCTGTCGTTAGAAGAAAACTTTTTAACATCGCCGTTTGTTGGGATAAGTGGTCCGGCAACAAGGTTCGAGTTGCTGTCCGTTGAACAGAACCGGACACCTTTATTCGTGCCAAGGAGAATAAACCCGAGATAGCCAGAAATGGTTGTGGCTACTTCGCCTGTGGGCAGTTCAAGAGCGACCACACCGCTATCCAATGCACCAGCAGAAGTAATTGTAATCTTGTAGACCAACGATTTCTTACCTGAGTAACCTGCGGCATAGACAGCGTTTTGACCAGTTGCTACGCCAACCCAGCGGAACTCTGTATCTGCCGGGGTGATAATACTTGCTGGGCTGCCACCGCTATTGATAGACCGCAAAATGTGGTCGTGAGAACCAAACATGAATTGTTTAGCAAAATTAAGCATGTAATACGAATCGCTTGAGTTGACAAACTTGGTATTCGAAATGACGGAAACGGAGGTACCGGGGATAATTTGGCGTACTCCATCTGACGGAAACGCTAAATAGATTTTGTATCCGTCGGTAGCCATTGCAGCGCAAGTTCCACCGGGTTCATTGGTGCAATCTGTCCATGTCGGGCTAGACGCAAACGGGTCCGTAGAAAACTTGACATCACCGTTCAAAGACACATAAACACGCCCGCCCTGAAGAACCATATGGCTTTCGGTAGCCGCAGAAGACAACGACAACTTTGTCTTGTTTAGCAGGCCAACCTGGCCCTTGGTCCAAATGTCGATACCTTTCGACTTGTAGAACCGGTAATCCTGCCCACCAGCAATATCCGCATACTGCTGACCTGCACCCAAATGCCACGAATCCTGACCACGCCTCCACAAGCCGCCAGGGTTAATCGCAGCCTCGCCCGGTGCAGTTGAAATGTCCTGCGAATCACGCACCCGAGGCTCATAGCCACGCTGAAACTCGCCAGATTTCTGATCGACCATGTACGGGCGGCCGTTAATAGCCACCGGGTACACAGACGGAACAAGCGTCGTCTGTCCTGTACCAGTAAAGAACGCCGGGGTATTACGGTACGGCAGCGTGAACGCTGCTACAGCCACGGCTTACGCCCTCTGCAGAAACGTCGGATACAGACGGGCAAGACGTTGCGCCTCAGCCGTAATACGGTCCCTGCGCATACGCAACAGATTCGTAATCGAGTTCGCCACAGCACCAGACGGAACCTCATCCGAACGGCGGGTATCGCCCTGCGACTCAGTAAAGTTACGCTTCACCTCACGGGGAGCCATCAACCTGATCTGCGACCCAATCACCAGAATGTCCTCAGCGACAACCGGGAACCCAGAAATGTTCTGAAGGTCATCAGCCTCAGCCACAACCCTGCCAAACGGGGCTTTATAGGTGATACGGATATCGCCGTTCGACACATCCGAATCGATCTGCAAACCGAACGTGGACCCGAAATCCTTAGTCGGCATGTTCCGCAACAGTTTGTACGACGACACCTGCTTGTAGTCATCGGCACGATACCGGTAACGGACATCAATCAAATCGATAATGTCCAAAGCACCGGGCAGGTTCATCTGACGGTTAGACGAATTGTACGTTAGGTCCAGATTCTTCACTTGGAACAAACCGTTCACCGGGCTCGACAAGTCCGCCAACTCGTCGTTCACTGCTTCAAGAATCTGGTTACGAGGGAACCTGGGGTTGATAGTACACACCGAACCGCCCGTGTGGGCTGCCGCAGTCGTACCATTAAAACCCCGCTCAATCGTCAAAGTTTTAGAAACTTCGATGACATCCCAAACGTAAACCTGCTCAGACCCAATCTCAATCACAGACCCCTGACGCACCGAACCGAGGTCGTAAGTCAGAACGCACGAAGTAGCCGTCGCCGTAATCGTGGCAGACAGTTTGTTACGTTCCTCAACAACCCCAGACAACAACTGTCGCTGGGTGCGGGTAATGATCTGGGCAGTAGTAGACACTTACTTCTTCTTCGCCATCCCAGCCTGCGACATGGCAATAGCCACAGCCTGCTTCTTTGACTTCACAACAGGGCCACCCTTGCCCGAGTGGAGGGTGCCGGACTTGAATTCCCGCATAACCTTGCGGACCTTTTTCGCAGCCTTCTTACTTGCCACGCTTTTTGCCCATCTTCTTGGCAGCCTTCTTGGGCTTGCCGTACTCCATCATCCGTTCCTTCTTGCCTTCGGACTTTTCGTGCTTCATCTTGGAAGACTTCGACTTGTACATTTCACCCTTGGCGGACATGGCGGCTCCTTTAGACGGGACAGTCAGATATTAGCACCGAACTTTTCGTCCAGCCGTTCTGCGTATTCAGCGGCAATCTGTGGCACTAACTGCTGTATCAGCCCGTTCATTGCTCGTTGCGCTGAGTGCGGGTCGATGTGTTGGAGGTACAGGACTTTGGGGATGTGGGCTGTTTGGGTTGCGAGGGCTGTGCGGACGATGAGTTCGTAGTCGTCGGCTACTCGCAGGTTCGGGTTGTGGCCTCCGATGGCGTGGTAGGTGGATGTCCGCCATGCCCGTACATGGTTCGGGGATGAAACGATGTGGCTGAGGGTTGTGCGGTTTATTGGGACCCGGCAGGCCCAGACTTGCAGCGTCTCGTCCCAGTAGTGGGAGCCGTAGCCGAGGCCCCAGCCGTCCGGGTAGCGCAGGCTGGAACCGTCCGGGTAGACCTCTGCGCAGTCTGAGTAGGCGAACCCGACTGTCGGGTCTGTGAAGGCTGTGGCGAGTTCCTGGAGGCAGTTTGGGGTCAACTGGTCGTCGTGGTCGGCTTCGACGAGGATGTCTCCGAGGCCGAGGCTGAACGCCATCTTTTTGACGTAGCCGATGTTGCCGCCTGAGGGGACATGGGGCCGGAAGTAGCGGATTCGGTACCGTTCGTCGGAACACATGCCGTAGACCTGTTGTTGGACGGCTTGGGTGGTCGAATCGTCGTAAAAGACGACCTCCCAGTCGGTGTACGTTTGTGCTTTCAGGGAAGCCCAGAGTCGGGCGAGGGTGTCAGGCTTCGTGTTGTACGTCGGTGTGACGACAGAAATCATGCAGGCGGGTCCGGGAAGTTGGCTTCCTCGGACGGCACCCATGTCGCAGGAAAATCACGGAGAGCCTGACGGTATGCAGCCCATGCCGCCTTGTCAACGGGTGCGTCAGCAATCTGTGTCCAGTCGGAGGCGGCAAGTAAACGGTCACGGTGAATACGCATACGCTCCAGCCACCATTCGGACCGGACTTCTTCCGGGTCAAAAGGGCTTCGAAGATTCATCATGCCGCCTCATACATAAACTGGATACGGATTTGGTCGTTATTCGCCAACCCCACGTTAGGTGCGACACCCCAAGCGTTTCCCGAAGCATTCGTGTAGAAGAAATATGCTGTCGTCGTTGTATCTGCCACGGATGTAACGACGTAGTTCGTCGCCGTCGAGGAATCGTATATAAAACCTTGTCCGACGGGCACGAAGGATGTGCGTGCCGTCACGGGCAACGAAACGATTACGTGCGAACCTGCGGTTCCAGTACCCGTAACGGTTAAATAGATTGATGCAAAAACTACTTTCTGGATTTGCCCGTAGTAACTCTGAGCGGTTTGCGTAAATGTGACATTTCCTGTTTGGGTAACTGTTGGTGTCCAGGTTGACCACGCTTTGCCGATGTCGCTTATAGGTAAATTAGTCGTGCCATCTTGCGACTTGCTGAGGTAATCCCAGTTTGCACCGTCCCACACCCGCAGATACCCCGTGTCCGTCTCGTAAATAATCTGCCCCGTGTACGGGCTGGTGGGGCGTGTGCTAGATGTGCACACCCCAGGGCGGAGACCAGTTGCGCTACTAGAAATGCTCATGGGATACCAACCACGGTTATTTTACGATAATCATACGAACCGCTTGCTGTCACGTTACAACGATAACGCATCGTAAACGTGTTCGAACCAGCCGTCAACGTCGTCAACAAATAGG